AAAGCAGGTTTCTGGCTGGATGATGCTCAGGTCGTTGATTACCGCGTTGTGAAGATGCCTGTTACCAAAGGTGGGAGGCTGGAACTGACCATCACCGAAATGGGGAATGAATGATGTTTGAGTTTTATATGGCAGAACGTCTTCGCCACCGCTGGGTGCGTCTGCGCTTATATCGTTTCCCCGGTTCTGTTTTGACCGATTACCGAATACTGAAGAATTACGCCAAAACACTGACAGGAGCAGGAGTATGAAGTCAGAGATAACAATCAACTAATACTGTTTTGCTGATTTTTGCTTGTAATTGGCGTTCTGGTCTGATTTTTGTGGAGTAAGTTGATGCGTGATATTCAGATGGTTCTTGAGCGTTGGGGAGCGTGGGCGGCTAATAATCATGAAGATGTGACCTGGTCGTCCATTGCCGCCGGTTTTAAGGGATTAATTCCTTCAAAAGTAAAATCTCGCCCGCAATGTTGTGACGATGACGCGATGATCATTTGCGGGTGCATGGCCCGTCTGAAAAATAACAACAGCGATTTGCATGATTTGTTAGTGGACTATTATGTCGGCGGCATGACTTTTATGGCGCTTGCGCGTAAGCATGGTAGATCTGATTGTTGGATTGGCAGGATGCTCCAAAAAGCTGAGGGCGTAGTGGAGGGCATGCTGATGGTGTTGGATCTCAGATTGGAGATGGATGCTGATTGTTTGAGATAATTAAAGGAAAAGTTGCTGTCTGGTTATCATTAGACTAATGTTTCAAATGTTAGAATCGCAACGTAGTTATGATCATATAACAGCTTGTTCCCTGATTTAGCCAGCCTCCCCAAAGGCTGGTTTTTTTTCTAATAAGTATCAATCCGGTTAGGTATTTTATTGTTTGACCCATAATAGTTCATTGACATTGAATCCCAATTTTTGAGCAGTACGCACATAGTCTGCTTTTACATTATCTGGAATAGTTGGAGTCCGTGCCAGAATCCATAGGTATTCTCTGTTCGGACCACTGACAAGAGCATACTTATACTCATCATCCAGTTTGATTACATTATAGCCACCATAGAAGGGGCCAAAAAACGAAACCTTCAACGCTGCAGTTGTATTATCTCCTGTAAAGTATGCTTTACCTTCGCTCTCGCTCCATTTGTTTTTCGTTGGGTCATATCCACGATTAAGTACACTAATCCCTCCGTCGTTCCGTTTCCCATAAGTGGCGCTGACCTGTTCCAGACCACGTTCAAATCGGTTCTCAAGCCGAGCTATTTCATACCATTTTCCGAGGTAGCGGTTGGTGTCAAAATTTGTAATCGGCTGCACACCTTTAGGTGGTGTCGGGGCCTTACATGCTATCAGAGTGAAAGAGAGTGCAATGCCAGTCAACACAGGCCATAACTTCATAATATATCCTGTACTTTTGATAGTTGAGAGTAAGTATTAAAGATAGATGATTACTACCGATCACCTAAAGAACTTTCCTACTATATTAGGAATAGTCCATAACAAAAAAATTGTCAGTGATGACGGCAGAAAGGCAGTTTAGGTCGTGTACTACACTGTTAACCTGTTAATGAATTAGTCAAGGGGTAGGCAATGATAAAAAAACCTGTCGTTGGGATCAGTGGTTGTTTGGCCGGTTCTTCTGTCCGTTTTGATGGTGGTCACAAAAGAGCTAGCTTTTTAATGGACAAATTACTGGAATGGGTAACATTCAAACCAGTATGTCCGGAAATGGCTATAGGGCTTCCAGTTCCGCGTCCTGCTCTACGTCTTGTTCGCTCGGCGCAAGGAAATATACGGATGTGTTTCAGCCACGACCAGAATGAGGATGTTACAGAGAAAATGACAGAGTTTAGTCGTTCTTATCTTGACAAATTAAAGGATGTATCGGGATTTGTGGTTTGTGCAAAATCTCCTAGCTGTGGTATGGAACGCGTGCGTGTATATGATGAAAATGGTAATCGTGGTCGTAAAGATGGAGTGGGACTATTTACGAGCACGTTGATGGAAAGGTTTTCCTGGCTACCGGTTGAAGAGGATGGGCGACTACATGATCCAGTGCTTCGTGAAAACTTTGTTGAAAGAGTATTTGCTTTACATGAGCTCAATCATCTTTATAAAGCGAAATTATCAAGAAGGGAATTATTAGCTTTTCATAGCCGTTATAAGCTTCAGTTGTTGGCGCATAGCCAGGCCGGTTATAAAGAGATGGGGCCATTTGTGGCTGCAATACATGAGTGGGCAGACCTTGAATCATACTTTGAGGTGTATCGTGAGAAGCTGATGGCGATTCTCAGAAAACCTGCATCACGTAAAAATCACACGAATGTGCTGATGCATATACAGGGATATTTTAGTAACTGCTTAAATACACGTCAGCGTAAAGAGTTGAGCGATGTTATACTTAACTATCGAGCTGGCACGCTACCTCTTCTTGCGCCATTAACTTTGCTGAAGCATTACTTGGCAGAGTATCCTGATGATTATTTGCTTATACAGAATTACTTCCACCCCTATCCTGATGAACTGGCTCTAAGACTCTTGGTGAACTAGGCGTTTGGAATGCACCAACAAGATGATTTTCTCCTTAGAGAATGTTTACAATCGTAAAAACTTCACTATGATATCTATAGTTGTACAGTTTGTAAAAAAATTCGGTTCATGCTTAAGGTAATGTTAATATGTTAATTAATGATTAATAATCAAGCAAGCCAAAAATAGTTCTGTTTAATCTAGTATTACATAAATATTTTAAAGAAAATATCAAAGTTCATGATGATATAATGAGATTTTTCTCATTGAAAATATGGCAATTTTAATATTTCCACCTATACTTACTTAACTCAAATCTAATTATGTCAGGTGGATGGTATGCCATGCATATGTTCTATCATTTTGGTTTTGAACTCGTTTGATATCCGGCTTGGTAAAGAAAAAATCTCTCTAAAAAAAGGAAGTGTTGTTGCTATAGAATACAATTTAAAAGTTTTCTTTTCTTCAAATAAAGATAATATAATGATCGTGGATATTGAAGAGAAAACAGTTAATGACTTCTTTAAAAACAATACACTCTCACCTTTTTCTGTAAGAAGATTTTATTCAGCATACTTGATAGTAAACTGTACAGACTATTCATTGTTAAAGAACTTGATAGGTTGCTTGAATTGTGATGGTGAAACTACGGCTGTAGTTAAAAATTCAATATTATTTGCATGTCTTGCTATTTTATCCTCGGAAAAAATGTTTCAGAGTTTTTTGTTTGGGTGTCTTAATAGTTTAGGAAGCAAAGTTAAGGCTATTATTCACTCGGACATATCTGCAGCATGGAGACTTTGTGATATTTCTTCAAGACTATGTCTGAGTGAAAGTTTGTTAAAAAGAAAACTAAAACACGAAGGCTTATCATTTAGCAAATTAATTCTTGAAGAACGAATGGTGATGGCTGAAAGGTTATTAAGCTACAATTTCTATCCTGTTGGGAAAGTTGCTAAAATATGTGGTTATGAAAGCGCGTCATATTTTATAAGTGTTTTCAGAAGATATTTTGGTGTTCCCCCCCATGAATATTCATCAAGATTTTTTTTAGAAAAAGGCAAGATGTAACGTGATGCGTTTTGATGATTTTGTAATTTTCATATTTGATGATTATATGATGCTTTCAGCTACGCCAGAATAATCGCTGGCGTTTTTCTTTTCTAATGTAACTTCTGTATCTTTCCCTCTTTCATTCCAAACCGTGTACACCATCCGTTATTCGCGGAGGTGAGGCTATGAAATCCATGGACAAGTTAACAACGGGCATTGCCTACGGCACCTCTGCAGGCAGTGCTGGCTACTGGTTTTTACAGTGGCTTGATCAGGTCAGTCCGTCACAGTGGGCGGCGATTGGAGTGCTTGGAAGCCTTGTGTTGGGTTTTCTCACTTATCTGACAAACCTTTATTTCAAGATTAAAGAAGATAAGCGTAAGGCTGCGAGAGGTGAATAATGTCGCCATCATTACGCAAGGCTGTAGCAGCTGCTATTGGTGGTGGGGCTGTTGCCATAGCGTCTGTGCTCATCACTGGTCCGAGTGGTGACGATGGTCTGGAAGGTGTCAGCTACATACCATATAAAGATATTGTTGGTGTATGGACTGTATGTCACGGGCATACAGGAAAAGACATCATGCTCGGTAAAACGTATACCAAAGCAGAATGCAAAGCACTCTTGAATAAAGACCTTGCCACTGTCGCCAGACAAATTAACCCGTACATCAAAGTCGATATACCGGAAACAACGCGCGGCGCTCTTTACTCATTCGTTTACAACGTGGGTGCTGGCAATTTCAGAACATCGACGCTTCTTCGCAAAATAAACCAGGGTGATATTAAAGGCGCATGTGATCAGCTACGGCGCTGGACATACGCTGGCGGTAATCAATGGAAAGGACTGATGACTCGCCGTGAGATTGAGCGTGAAGTCTGTTTGTGGGGGAAACAATGAGCAGAGTAACCGCGATTATCTCCGCTCTGGTTATCTGCATCATCGTCTGCCTGTCATGGGCTGTTAATCATTACCGTGATAATGCAATCGCCTACAAAGAACAGCGCGATAACAAGGCCAGTGAACTGGAGAAGGCGAACGCCACCATTACTGACATGCAGCAGCGCCAGCGTGATGCTGATGCACTCGATGATAAATACACGAAGGAGTTAGCTGATGCGAAAGCTGAAAATGATGCTCTTCGGCGCAAGCTTGATAATGGTGGTCGGGTGCTCGTCAAAGGAAAATGCCCTGTGCCATCCTCAGCCGAAACCTCCAGCGCCTCCGGCATGGGCAATGATGCCACCGTCGAACTCTCTCCAGTTGCTGGACGAAACGTTCTCGGTATCCGGGACGGAATTATCCGCGACCAAACAGCATTGAGAACGCTTCAGGAATACATCAGGACGCAATGCCTTCGATGATAGCGATAATTTTACTCATCATCCTTCACATCTGGCTCTGTAGACAGGGTGGTGCTCACTTCTGGAGTGAATCCAGATTAAACATCTCATTGCTGATGCTTGATATTGAGCATTTTGCGCGCGGTAAGGGGCTGCGTTGAGATAAGAGCCAGTCATTACAAATACCAGGATTTAGCCTCGCATTCGCGGGGCTTTTTATTGCCATTACAAAAGCCACTTCCTACAGAGTGGCTTTGATAATGGCTTATACCCTACACGGGATAACTTAACTGATATCCCTTTTAAAGGATAAAGGTATTCAAGCCTGACACATCATGCGCTGTATCGTCGCCGTATTCCCGTATTAACAGAGACCGTAGCCCGACGGGGAACTCCTTCTGCGCGAGTGTGCGGGAATAATCAATAACGATGCACACCGGGGTTACCGGGTACACATATTTCATCATGCCAGCGAGTCCGGTTCTGGCACGGAAGAAACCGGACGTTATGATTTAGTGCGGAAATATTTGTGTAGTGTTCTGAATGTTCTCAGTAAAGAGTAATGAATTATCAAAGGTATAGTAATACCTTTTGTTTTCGTGGATATTTGTAATCCATCTGAAAACCCCTGCTGTAGCAAGATTTTTCCTGTATTCGTAAAATGATAACTCTCCTGATTTGAATCCTTTTAAGGTGGCTTCTATAAGGCATTTATTTTTTGAAAATCTTACATTTACAACCTTACTCTGTCCTTTTATTAAAACCGTATTATCGTTTTCAAGAACAAGATGAATATTCTCTGTGGCTAAATAGTAAATGTAATGTGAGACATTGTGACGTTTTAGTTCAGAATAAAACCAGTGATAGTTTAAATTATTTCGCACTTTATCGAATATTTGTTTAAAAATGGCAACCTGAGCCATTGTAGTACCTTCCATGTGATATGAAGGTACCTAGTCTGCACGATTATCTAAATTGCTTCAATCTGGTCTGACCTGCTTTCTGAGCAATTCAGTAATGTCACTCTTTTCTTTGTTTGCTTCAGGCGAAACTCTTTTTTCTGAGCACAGTCTTCGGCGGCAGGCTTCAATGACCCAGGCTGAGAAATTCCCGGACCCTTTTTGATCAAGAGCAATGTTAATTTGTTCAATCATTTGGTTAGGAAAGCGGATGTTGCGGGTTGTTGTTCTGCGGGTTCTGTTCTTCGTTGACATGAGGTTGTCCCGTATTCAGTGTCGCTGATTTGTATTGTCTGAAGTTGTTTTTACGTTAAGTTGATGCAGATCAATTAATATGATACCTGCGTCATAATTGATTATTTGACGTGGTTTGATGGCGTAGATGCACGTTGTGACATGCAGATGATAATTATTATCATTTTGCGGGTCCTTTCCGGCGATCCGACAGGTTACGGGGCGGCGACCTCGCGGGTTTTCGCTATTTATGAAAATTTTCCGGTTTAAGGCGTTTCCGTTCTTCTTCGTCGTAACTTAATGTTTTTATTTAAAATACCCCCTGAAAAGAAAGGAAACGACAGGTGCTGAAAACGAACTTTTGGGCCTCTGTCGTTTCCTTTCTCTGTTTTTGGCCGTGGAATGAACAATGGAAGTCAACAAAAAGCAGCTGGCTGACATTTTCGGTGCGAGTATCCGTACCATTCAGAACTGGCAGGAACAGGGAATGCCCGTTCTGCGAGGCGGTGGCAAGGGTAATGAGGTGCTTTATGACTCTGCCGCCGTTATAAGATGGTATGCCGAAAGGGATGCTGAAATTGAGAACGAAAAGCTGCGCCGGGAAGTTGAAGAACTGCGGCAGGCCAGCGAGACAGATCTCCAGCCAGGGACTATTGAGTACGAACGCCATCGACTTACGCGTGCGCAGGCCGACGCACAGGAGCTGAAAAATGCCAGAGACTCCGCTGAAGTGGTGGAAACCGCATTCTGTACTTTCGTGCTGTCGCGGATCGCAGGTGAAATTGCCAGTATTCTCGACGGGATCCCCCTGTCGGTGCAGCGGCGTTTTCCGGAACTGGAAAACCGACATGTTGATTTCCTGAAACGGGATATCATCAAAGCCATGAACAAAGCAGCCGCGCTGGATGAACTGATACCGGGGTTGCTGAGTGAATATATCGAACAGTCAGGTTAACAGGCTGCGGCATTTTGTCCGCGCCGGGCTTCGCTCACTGTTCAGGCCGGAGCCACAGACCGCCGTTGAATGGGCGGATGCTAATTACTATCTCCCGAAAGAATCCGCATACCAGGAAGGGCGCTGGGAAACACTGCCCTTTCAGCGGGCCATCATGAATGCGATGGGCAGCGACTACATCCGTGAGGTGAATGTGGTGAAGTCTGCCCGTGTCGGTTATTCCAAAATGCTGCTGGGTGTTTATGCCTACTTTATAGAGCATAAGCAGCGCAACACACTTATCTGGTTGCCGACGGATGGTGATGCCGAGAACTTTATGAAAACCCACGTTGAGCCGACCATCCGCGATATTCCGTCGCTGCTGGCGCTGGCTCCGTGGTATGGCAAAAAGCACCGGGATAACACGCTCACTATGAAGCGTTTTTCCAATGGTCGTGGCTTCTGGTGCCTGGGCGGTAAAGCGGCAAAAAACTACCGTGAAAAGTCGGTGGATGTGGCGGGTTATGATGAACTTGCTGCCTTTGATGATGATATTGAACAGGAAGGCTCTCCGACGTTCCTGGGTGACAAGCGTATTGAAGGCTCGGTCTGGCCAAAGTCCATCCGTGGCTCCACGCCCAAAGTGAGAGGCGCCTGTCAGATTGAGCGTGCAGCCAGTGAATCCCCGCATTTTATGCGTTTTCATGTTGCCTGCCCGCACTGCGGGGAGGAGCAGTACCTTAAATTTGGTGATAAAGAGACGCCGTTTGGCCTCAAATGGACGCCGGATGATCCCTCCAGCGTGTTTTATCTCTGCGAGCATAATGCCTGCGTCATCCGTCAGCAGGAGCTGGACTTTACTGATGCCCGTTATATCTGCGAAAAGACCGGGATCTGGACCCGTGATGGCATTCTCTGGTTTTCGTCATCCGGTGAAGAGATTGAGCCGCCGGACAGTGTGACCTTTCACATCTGGACGGCGTACAGCCCGTTCACCACCTGGGTGCAGATTGTCAAAGACTGGATGAAGACGAAAGGGGATACGGGAAAACGTAAAACCTTCGTGAACACCACGCTCGGTGAGACATGGGAAGCGAAAATCGGCGAACGTCCGGATGCTGAAGTGATGGCAGAGCGGAAAGAGCATTATTCAGCGCCCGTTCCTGACCGTGTGGCTTACCTGACCGCCGGTATCGACTCCCAGCTGGACCGCTACGAAATGCGCGTATGGGGATGGGGGCCGGGTGAGGAAAGCTGGCTGATTGACCGGCAGATTATTATGGGCCGCCACGACGATGAACAGACGCTGCTGCGTGTGGATGAGGCCATCAATAAAACCTATACCCGCCGGAATGGTGCAGAAATGTCGATATCCCGTATCTGCTGGGATACTGGCGGGATTGACCCGACCATTGTGTATGAACGCTCGAAAAAACATGGGCTGTTCCGGGT